ATCCGTGCCGGATCCTTATCGGCCATACCATCAGAACCACCATTTAAGTAACGCCCTTGTGCCATGGTGGCAATGCCTCCGGCATAATAGTTTGGAGAGGCCATAGGTATACGCTGCTGCTGTGCTGGGTTAGCTAGATTAAGTGCCGCTAGTTGCTCTGCTGAGAGAGGAGTGCGCGCTGCAGCACCTTCGGCTGGTACATACTGTATATCAGTAAAGTACCTCTGCCCTCCACTACCGGGGCGACGATTAGGGTCATATGTTCCGGGTACACGCTCTCGTTGCACCACGTACTCAGGTATACCTCCTTGGTAGCCCGCCATTTCGCGTTGTGGATCTATAAATCCGGGGAACAATTCTTGTATCCCATAAGAAAGTAACGCTGGGCCAGCAATACCAGCAAGACCACCAACATTTATACCTAGGTCGCCTAGACCAATGTCACCTAAAAGATCTTCAAACCAGCCCATCATATACCTCCGGTGGCGCGCCGTAACTGACTTAGAAAGTCGTCATTTGCACTATTTTGGTTGTCTCCAGCTAGCTCAGAGCCAAATATACCAGCTTGTTTCGGTGTTGCAAATATACTCTCAGCTTCATAAGGATTATAATAGTATTCTATACCCGGTATGTCAGGACCTTCCACAGCAAGTTTTGGACCTTCTGCAACCTGAAGCATTCCCATTAACTGTTGGAAGTTAGATCGTTGCCGCTGCCTAGCATTCTGAGCCTGCTGCTGCGCTAATGCCGCATATACACCTGTTGGCGCAAACTGACTTTCCTGAGATATGTCTGGGGCTATATCTGCGTAGATCCCCGTCGTCTGCTGCCCTCGGAGTTGTTGCAGGGCATTTTGATCCTTAATATCAATCACACCGTCTTGGTTTACATCATATCCTAGTTGTTCTGCGGTATATACTAGAGGTTCTGTAGCCGCGTCCTGTGCAGCTATAATCCCTGTAACAGCATCAATATCGGCTTCAGTGACAGTCCTACCCTGACGCCCTAGCTGCCTTTGTATAATACTAGTTACTGCTTGAGCAGGGTTGTACTCAAACGCTAACCTATCACCTATTCCAGTATCTAATACTGTGTCGGGAGCAAGCCCATACTGTTCAAACGCTGCATCAATTGCTGCGGTAACGTCGGCGTCAGTGCTAGGAAGCTCTGCTGCAATTAGAAGATCTTTTACGTACTCCCGGTTTACAGTATTACGAAGATCCTGAGCTAAATTCTCATCAGAACGCTGGCCTGTGTATCCAAGCAATTCGGCATCAGATAGCTGTATCGGGGTGATATCTGCTATCGAACCATAGGCATCTCGCACCTCACCGGGGGTTGTATAGGCGTTATCATTAGCAGCATTAAGGATATTACTTGCTACGTTATAGGCACCAACGCGATCAGCATCTTGTGATAGATCTACTACTGCACCTGTCTCGTCGAAATACTGCTGCCACCCAAGAGCGTTTTGCAGTTCAGTTTCAGCCGCTGCTCGTACCGCTGGGTCTTCCGATTGGGTATTATTGAATGCTGTATTAACTGTTGGATTAAAGGTTATAACGGCGTTTGCGGTAGCGTCGTCCGTAACTGGTAGAGCTGCAGGTCGAGTACCCCAATAATCAACTGGAATCTCTGCGTCCCCACCTGTGTACGTTCCACTATCTATAGCTTCGTATATTGCATCCCCTACAACCATAGTACTAGCAGTTCCGGTGCCAGCTAATGCACCAAGCACGCTCGACTGGGCTAACGCATTACCCATGTCTGCATATCTACCACCCTCTTGGACGATTGCGGGGTTAAGTTCCGCTAGCATAGCAATCTTTAGATAGGTGCTAGCTGTCTCTTCTATACCTTCAGAAAGTCCTTCGGCCCCGACAGCGGCGGATTTGGTAGCTATCCCATCGAGTACTTTACCAAAGTTTACCTTACCACCTCCAATTCTGGAGGCGAGAACATCGCCAGGATCAAGAATACGACCAAGCGTACCTTCAATAATGGCTGCGGTTACACCGTTAGCGATAGCCCCATCTTGAGCTATTTCTGCTGCCCGGTCAGGGGATACCCCCATTCTAATAGCTTCGTCATACAACTCGGCATAAGTTTCTGCGGCAGTACCTCCGGCTGTTTCTAGTACCTGAAGCCCAGCATTAGTAGTCCATGCAGCCGCAGATCCCATTCTAGACGCGATTTGTTGGCTTACTCGGGAAACCCCTTGTGCGCCTAGACGCACACCTGTACCTACACCACCACTGGCGAGTAGAATCGGAAGTTCTTGTATTACTTCCTTACCAATAAACTCTACTGCAAATTCAAATGGTCGGGTTGTGGCTCCCTCATAAATAGCATCGACAGTACCCCAAAACCCTTTAGCGTCGGCAAAACTCTTACGTAACTCTGTAATTGCTGCATTGTATTCTTCGGGTTGTGTAGCAGTACCTATCTGCATAATCGCTTGAGAAGCGCGACCTAAATTTGTAGATCTTGGATCTACTGGGTTGTAACGGCTATCTCGCATAAAAGCAGATACACCGTTAAATGCGTTTAAGAGACCTCCACCTGCATCAAGGACTGCGCCAACCAAAAGCTGGTTATTATATTTAGCGTCAGCCTTTTGCTCTTCGGTAAGGTCCATTTCATCATATGCTGCGTCCATAGACTTAACTAGTTTGTTTGCTCCTACGGCAAACCGGACAAGCTGCCGACTAGCCCAATCTAACTCCGACATAGCTTGTTCGTTTAGGTTTAAGTTACCGGCAGCATCAATTGCTACAACCGGATTGATCTTACTAAGTTCTAGGAGTGTAGGCGGTGCCGCTAATGCCCCTATCTCTATGGTTGTACTATTCCAAGTGGCTATTCCTGATTCATCAAGGCTAGCATCTAAAACTCCTTGGATTGGCTCTTTTGTAGTAGGATCAAGGTAAGCAACACGCCCAGATTCATCGTATATAGGGAGCACATACATATTTAATCTAGGGTTGAATACTGGTGTGCTTGATAGCTTTGGAGTTAAACTAAAATTAATACCTACCTTGCCTGTTAACTCATTTACTCGGTCTATATAGTCAGTATCTACAAAATCTATTCTGGCTCTACCAGAGGCAATATCTGCATCAGTCACCCCTGTGTCACGGGTAACATCATACTCAGCACGAACATTATCTGCCGTAATACCGAGTTCCTCGGCCATACCCACTATAGCGGCGCGAACATTATCAGGAGTTGCGCCTAACGCTGCCACTTGCTGGTCAGACATCCCGGCAAAGATATTATTAGCTAATTCATTAAGTTGTTCTTCACTTCCCAAAGCATCAGGATTACTTATAACTTGAGCATACGCAGCTTGTTGTAGCGCGCCATTACGCGCCGTTTCACGTTGAGCTTCACTGATATAGTTAGTACGTCCGCTATTTAACCAGTGGGTATAAGGGTTTTCGTCTGCGGATAGACCATACATTTCCCGGTATTCATCAGCGTTAAACTGTACTTCGCCTGTATCTCGATTGGCCGTAATAGTATCTACTACAGCTTTTTGGGCCGCATCTGTAACAGGTGTAATAAGGTCATCTATATATCTTTCATTACGTACAAGCGCGTCTCCAGCTTCACTAACACTATTAACGGCAGTATTGTACGCGGCATTGGTCTCAGTCCATAGTTCGGCCAGAGAATTTTGAGTCTCTATCTCTGCCTCTAGCGCATCCATACTACTTTTAAATGCTGCAGATAACCGTGCGTACTCACCCTTTGGCGCTTGACTTGTACCATTCGCTTCGGTCCACGCATTTGCTGCAGATATGGCCTCATTGTATTGGGTATTAAGACTGTTAACCGTAGCTACCTGACTATTTATATCGTTAATTAACGTATCATATTCCGCTTGGTATTCTGCACTCCATGTGCCAGAACTACCTAAACTATCGAGTTGATCTTTTCGCTCGTAGAGAACATCGAGTTCAACGTCGGCGCGAGAACGCTGTCCCTGAAGATCATTTGCACGGTTAATTAAAGTCTGACCATTTTGTACGTAAGCATCTACCGCATTTGCATTTGCTTCAACCTCTGCTGTGAGGAGGTCGCCACGTTCTCTAGAAGCTACAAGATCAGCCCCTACGGCCTCTAAATCATCACCGATATCTTCAGCATTACCAAAAGCGGAGTCAAAAGCTTCTTGTAATCCTGTTATTTCGTCAATTGCGCGGAGAAGACCTCCGCCTGTAGTTTCATTAATTTGCTCATTTAGGCTAGCTAGTGCTGTAGCGGTAAACGCATTTGGTAGAATCATAGAAGGATCTGCGCCAGTAAACGCAGCAGATACGGCACCGTTAGTAGCGCGAGCTAAGAAAGCGGCGCGGGTACGACCTTCAATGGTTTCAGGGTCAAAAAGATCACTATTAGCAGTAGCGCTTTGCACTAGTTGGGTAGTAACTGCCGCGTTGAACATCTGAGCAGCAACAAGATCCTCATTAACTTCTCCGGTTTCGATATAAGAAGTTATAGCTGCGGCAGCGCCACTTGTTATAGTGTCTTGGATAACATCTGGTAAATCATCAAACCCATCTACTAGAGATCCTAATTCTGATGAAACGCTACTATAGGTAGTACGGAAAGTACTGTTAAATGAGTCGGGATCTGCTGCTATATTTGTGGCGCCGGAACTAGTAGCTTCAATAGGACTTATCTGCCCTCGTACATAACTTCCAGCAACGCGCGTACCTCCAGAGATTGCGCCATTGATAGCGCCTTGTAAGGCCGCGTCTTCTATACTTTCTCCGGTTGCTGCCGCAGTTATAGCACCTCTAGTAGCACCTGATGCAGCTTGTGTAGCTATAGTCCCGGCACTAGACCCTAGTTCGGTAGTAACTGCACTGCCTATATAATCCCCTACATACGAACCGACTTCGGCACCTAGATATGAAGTCCCAGCGGATATAAGCATATCTTCGACACTACCGCCGTTGATGGCGGTTCGTGCGGCAGCGGCAGCGGCAATAATAAATGGATTACCTGTAGAGGCAGCAGCAATCATGATTGCGGTGCCTAGTGGATCGTCTATAGCCCCCTGAATAATACCTTCGCCAACCGCAACTACAGGCTCAAGTATAGTGTCATAGGTCCATTCAGCGGCATCAACAACCGTCTCACCTACCCACTCAAACGCGTCTTCAGCAAACTCAGCAACGTCTTCAACGACATCAACTACACCGCGACCAACATCTTCAACGACATCTACAACAGGCGATACGACATCCTCAACGACATCTACAACAGCCCTAACAGGAGCAGTAACCGTTCTTACGACAGCACCCATCTACACCCCCGTCGGTATAGGATCTTCACCGATAAGTATAAAAGCCATATACTCACCAGAGCGTTTGTGTTTACCGATAGCAATTTTGGTATCAATACCCTTAGTCAAGCGTTGAAATAGCTTAAATGCGTTAAGGAAGTTACCATCAGTGCCGAATGACGTAGAGTAATGAGTTATACCCTTCTTCTGTAGATAGGATATGTATTGTAGGGAGTTATTAAGGAAGTTGCGCCCTGTGTCAGCATTTAGCGCCCTACCTGCCATCTTATTTCGGTTAGCACCTTTGCCCCTATGGGCAATAAATAACGTATTTCCAAACTGTTTAACGTCCGTGCCGGGTATCTCTGTTTCTGCAGCGATGGCGCTAATCATAGCGTGAACAGGGTAAGGGGTCTCGCCCCCAGCGGGAACAAGCCCGTTGTTGGTAGCAGCGGCGTACACAAGTACTTCCGGCGGTTCGAGCTTACGCTCTTTGCTATCAACCAAGTCCATATCAAGCACCCGTAGAAAACAAAGCTGCAGAAAACGCGCTGCCCATACCAGCAGCAAGACTTAGTATAACACCTTTTTGTGCGGGGACATCCTTAGATACAAACACGGGATCGTCCTCAGTTCTATTAGGTATACCGGGAATATACCCTTTTGCCATATCTTCTAACAACATGGCTGTTTCTAAGAGACCGCTAGCACCCAATGTATGTCCTACTCGCTGCTTATATGACGTAGCTATAAAGCTATCTAACACTGAATTTAGTGCTGTTTTTTCTGCAGCATTGTTGACCGGCGTGCCGGTGCCATGCGTCTTGACTACTTTTACTACATTTGCAGGTAGTTTGGCTACAGACAATGCGCCTTCTATAGCCCGAACGTATCCGGTCCCGTTCTCTTGCTGTCCTAATGGGTTTCCATTGCGCTCCGCAGCAGTATAGGCACCAAGAAATGTAGCCAAAGGCTCCCGCATCTTTGGATGCTCCCGCTCAAATATAGCTAGGATGGCTCCTTGACCCACATGAAACCCATAGTTCTTATTATCAAACGCTGATGGTTTACGGTTAGCCTCCTCCTCAAGAAGTAAAGAAGCCTTGGCATCCCCAAAGAATTCAAGGGACTGTACAGACACGCCGTCCTCACCGCTTAACACAATTACACGGTCAAACCCGTAATGCCATAGCAGATTCTGAGCATCCATAAGCACCTTCAAACTAGAGGCGCAAGCCGTAGCGTCGGTAGATATGTGGTCATCAGCCCCAAACATGGAGGCTATCCGCCCTGCGTATATATTTGTCAGGGTTATGAATGGTATTTTAGTGGAGTGGTACAGTTCAGCATCAGGGTTGTTGTCATATCGCGCGGTTTTGTGAGGCCATGCTTGGTTCCCAGCAGCAAATAGAAACGCGGTCTTACCCGGTACAGGGTTGTCATGAACGTAGTTTATAGCTGTGGGAGTAATGACTCGACTAAGAAGGTTATGTGCTGGGTATGATAACCCTGTTTTGGCACGGGCATAGGTCTTGGTCAGAACGTGCGCGCGTTGGGGGAACGCTATATCCTCATACAGGGTGGTTTCGGTGGTGGAAGCAGTTGCCGCATAGGTCATAAATATCATTGGATAGTCTTCAATACAGCATCTATAGACGTAGGTTTAGTATCACCATGTTTTTCGGCGTAATCAAACGCCTCTCGTATGGTGGTCATAGGTATATTCCGAGCGTAAGCTTCAGGGATTTCGTACAGTTCAGACAGATACATACCAAATAGAGCTAAATCAAAACTATCTAACCCTGTTTCTTCTAATGTAACATCTTCTGATACTGCGGGTACTAGGCTGGAAGGATCTATCTTCACTACGCCTGAAATGGCGTTAAACAACTCTAACCGATTCATTTTGCACCTCTATTAAAGGGGTGCTCAGTATATCTATGTAGCGTTTAGTTGTCTATGAGGACACCCTGCCAGCTTGCAGTAATCGCGTTGTTAGAGGATGTAGCTATGGCGCGAACTTCAATATCTGTTTTTTCAATAATTTTTAGTGGGAACTCAAACCTATCAATAAGGGTATTACTTTGGAGTTCAGATATAATTAGAGTCCTAAAGACGTTGCTCCCAAACTCTCGGATATTGAATTTTACCGTAGCGCTTGCGTTTGCTAGAGATATTGCAGCCGTAAAGTTTATATCATCTAAATACAGTGTTCTGCCCGCAGGGACAGTGTACACCCCAAGCTGTGTCTGGTTAGCTATACCAAGGTTCGCGTAAACAGTGCCAGTAGGGACACCCGCTGATGCACCACTAGAAGCTATATAAACTGTACCCGCAGCGGTACCCCCGGACCCCGCTAATGAGACATACATACGATATACACGGAGATAAGACTTGGTTGTAGCAACTTGGGTTTGTCCATTCAGAGAAACTTCTTCTTCAATCTCTAAATAATTAGCATCTAACCCAAATACTTTAACTTTGTTCGCCCCTGTGCCCCCGTTTGTGTCGTTGGCGTCAGAAGAACTTACATACATAATAGACGCAGCGGTGGGCCACACGTAATTACCACCCTGCTCCCAAATAGTTTCTTCGGTAGCATTTACGTCTGGGTTACGGGCAAACTTGTACAGCGAGGTAGCTCCGGCAACCTGCCCTTTAGAAACTTGTAGCTCGTATGGTTCTTGGATTGCCATAGCGTTTCTCAATGCTTCATCTAGTTGATTAAAATATATGCGAAGGACATTGTTAAACTTGTCAAACGAAACACGGTCGTAATCTTGCGGCGGCTGCGGGAGAGCGGGGGCGCGAAAGTTAATATCAACATTGTTTAGAGCCACTACCGCCTCCCATCAGGACGCATATCCAACCTAGGAGAGCCTAACTGCCATTGCACGCCTAAATCTTCAGAAGATATCTTAACCGCAAGCTGACGCCCACGGACGCGTGTATTTAGCTGCTGTGTAAACTGTTCTATAGGAACAGTGGCAGTCCGAGTTATATTAGCGTAGTTAACACCCCCTTCCGATGCTGGGTCATTATAACCAGAGCCGGGGTTCTTTAGGGGGTATAGAGTCATAGTGGCGGCAGGAGAGGCCGCAGTGGACCCATCAAACGTCATATCCGGCAGTATACGCCAAACAAAAGCAAACTTATCCCCGTCCTCTAGGTCAAACTCTCCTGATGTTATGTAGGAGTTAATAGCTGCAGGGGTGCCTGTCTCGTTGTCGTCAATACCTGCCTCGTGGTTGACGAGGTTGTAGCTGTACGTAGCAGCAAGAGGATATTGTCTTGTGCCGGAGTCTAACCAAGCTGTGCGGCCCATAGTGCCGTAATACCAGATCTTATCGACGTAGTTATACACCACATAGCGATCTACGACTTCGGAGCCTGCAGAGCAGTAGAACCACCATATTTCATGGAAAGCTTCGTTAGTGCCCGCATATACTTGGTCAGATTGGTCAAAATTAAAATCATTAAATACGTAGCGGCGTAAGTCTGACGGTAACGGAAGGGTAGTACCATCATAGGAATAGAACTTGTCAGTACCCATCCAGAACGCAACACCTGAAGCATAGGTCACTGCATTGGGAGAGGCAATTGAGATGTTATCACCAACTAGCTGTGCGCCCCACGCCGCTGTACCGCCTAAGTACTGCAGGGAATATAGTGAAGAGTCGGTCCACACGAGCACTTCTTGTCGTGCTTGTCTAGCAGTAACGATCTGAGTGCCACGAGATAGCCGTAGGCTACCCGCTTGGTTTGTAGCCGCAGGGGTCCAGTTGGCTATATCTTCTTGGTCAGACCAACGTATTAACATATTATCCTGCACTGCGGACCCTAGAGGGTTAGTGCCAAAGGCAAACGCAAACCGACTAATATCTGACACTAGAATACTGTTCTGGATTGTAGGTGTATTAGAAGCCCCAGCCAGAGTAGAGATGTTTACTGCACGGCTAGAGGTACCGCTTGTTACATCCCAGTAGTAGATGCCACCACCACGATAGGCCAGAACAAGGTCTTCACCAAAGTTGGTTTGGTTCCATAGCCGTATTGGGTCCGTAGTAGTAACACCGATACCCCATGTACCAGAACTCCAACCACCAGCACTCCACCCAGTTAGAGGCACCGCCGTAGCGTTACCAACAGGTATTTGATATTCGGCTGTTACACTACCCCCACCGTTTCCGGTGTCGGAGGCATTTGCGGTTGCCGTAGCTGTAATGGTGTATGTGTCTGCAGTGGGGACCGATTGCACAGTGTATTCGGCGTTAAGTACGGCGGCGGTTATATTACCACCCAGAGAAGCGGCACCACTAAAGGTAACGTAGTCTCCTATCGCAGCCCCATGAGCTACATCTGTTACAGTTATGGTAGCAGACCCAGAAGTCGCCGCGAAGGTTGCAGTGCTGGTTGTTGTCGCACGTAGCGGAGTAATATCGTAATAGGCGCCGCCTAACTCAACATAAAACTTTACGTTGGTGCCAACACCAACATAGCTAAACCCAGCTAGTGTAATCCACGACCAAAGAGACCGACATACGCCGGTAAAGACTGAAGATGATATAAGCTGCCATCCACCTAGTTTCTCAGGATAACCCTTACGAAAACGCACTTTATCGCACTCATACCAAGTACCTTCGTTGGTATAGCGGGTACGCTCTCGGTTGACTCCGGGCTGTAAGGCTAACTTCTTTAGCGGCATATATGCTACTCCAGAGAAGCTCCGAACAACGGAAGTGTTGTGACGGTTATGGCTACACTGCGTTTTAATTGTAACGAGTTACCACAATCTGAACAAGTATCCGCTTCTAATTCGGCAGCGTCTAAATCGTACCCACAGTTAGCACACACCACTTCTATTTCGTGGGAGGGTGTTACAACCCCGTCAGCGTTAGCTGTAGCCTCAAATTTTGCTTTCATGGGTATGGCCTCCTACGGCAAGCATACGGATAATTAAACGCCCACTACGGTTCTGTACCTGTCGATGCCAGTTACTATCTGCCATCTCTTTGGCAGCGGTCTCCCAATCACTAGCATGTACGGCTGCGATAAACTTCTTAAACCCAGAGAACCGAGGACGCCCCAGATTAAACATCATATTGCAGCAAATGAGACGCACCTCTTCGGGGTAAGTATCAAAGTTGTTAATAACCCAGCGACAATCGTTCAAACAGATAGCCATATCCTTCTCAAACAGCTCCTGCACGCGCTCCTCAGACACGGGCGCTCCAACAGGCCAATCGTATTCTGCATCTGTTGGGAGGATCTTATGGCCGATCCCCGTCGTTTTTATACCAAGATGGTCGGTATACACGGCGTACATTACGCCTTCATCAACCTCTAAGTTCTTACGGAGCTTCTCTAGGAATGTCATTTGCCCTGTCCACGGTATTTCTTCCAGTTACGCCGCTTATGTTTGTTATTTGGGCGGCTCATCGGAGACTGACCAATAGAGGTTCTCTTTCTAACTGGAATGGGACGCCATACAGCGCCTACAGATTGCTTTGCCATTATTTACTGGTCCTTGCTCTAGCTTTGCTCATGGCACGATTGCCAAACCAGAAAGCGATTATAGCACTAAAGATAGCTTGAGTTTCATCATCCCAAATAGCAACCAAAGCAACCGCTAGATCGACACCATCATTAGACATCATTGTCACTAGCGCCGTCGTTTTGATCGCCGCGAAAAGAATAAAGAAAGCATAAGTAATGACAGGCCTAACAGAACCCCGTAGAGCATTAACAAAACTACCGCTATCAATATTGCTATCATGTTGGTATATCGACTGTGCTTCAGCAATATCCGCTTGGGCGTCCAGCTCCTTTAGCTTCAATTCAGACAGTTTCTCAGCATAT